GAAGATGAAGAAGATGAAGAAGATGAAGAAGATGAAGAAGAAGATGAATGTTTGGGACAAAATTTAATGTTAATTATTAACAGTAATAATAAAAGACCATTTGGACTGATCCAAAATATGGACAATAAAAGAAAAAGACTTGCAAAGGAAAAAAACAAAACAATTAAAAAGAACAAATATGATGATCTACTTAAGAAATATAATGGAGCTGAAAAAAATCATTTTAAAAATGTTGAAGAAACAGAGCAAGAAGCATTATATAGATTAGAAAAAGAACTTGAAGTTGATAAAGTCGATGATTCTACACAACCTCTAAGATTTAAAATATTGAAAATGGACATATCTAACAATATAAAAAGCATTTTACTTTCAAAATTAGAAAATTTTAATAAAATGTTTCCAGGCTCAGGTGAATATTGCAAATTAGGGAATTGGCTTAATAATTTTTCAAAAATACCAATTGGAAAATATCATGAACTTCCTATTCAAAACGGGGAGGAAGATATCAAAAAGTATTTGCAAAGTGTCAAAAGTTCATTTGATAAATCTATATTTGGACACACTGAAACAAAGGAACAGATTATTCGTATTTTAGCACAATGGATTAGTAATCCTAAGAGCTGTGGATATGTAATTGGAATTCAAGGTAGCCCTGGTGTAGGAAAAACTAAATTGATCAAGACTTGTATATGTAATGCAATGAATATTCCACTTGCATTTGTGTCATTGGGAGGTATAAGTGATTCTTCTTATTTGAATGGCCACAATTATACATATGAGGGTGCAACATATGGGAAAATTGTAGAAAGTCTTATCAAAACAAAGGTAATGAATCCTGTATTCCTATTTGATGAGTTGGATAAAGTATCAAATACAAACAAAGGAGAAGAAATTATAAATACGTTTATGCACATAACAGATCCAGTACAAAATGACAGGTATAATGATAAATATTTTGAAGAAATAGATTTAAATCTATCTAAATCTCTTATTATTTTCACATATAATGATGAAAATGCTATAAATCCTATTTTAAAAGACAGAATGATAACGATAAAAGTACCTGGATATAGTTCAAAAGATAAGCTAATAATTTGTAAAGATTATATCATTCCAGAATTGCTTCCACAATATAATATGAAAAAAGAAGATATAGTTTTTGAAGAAAAATTACTTCAACATATAATTGAACATTATAATAAGGAGGATGGTGTAAGAAATATCAAAAGATGTATTAATGACATTATATCTTGGATAAATATGATGAAATATATACCAATTGATGACATTAAAATTGAATATCCGTTTACAGTATCGTGTGAGTTTTTTCATAAATACTGTGATAAACTTGAAAAAGAAGATAAACAAAAACTATTATCAATGTATACTTAAGATCCAAATTTAGAAAAAGGAGCTGTTTGCAGAGAGTCTATAGGAGCATATGAGTAGTATTGATCATAATTTAAATCAGAAATAGTGTATAGATCATTATTAGAAACCATAAAATTTTCACCACCACTTTGTATCATTTTACATTTTTTATGATATACGCGATAAGAAGATTTAACCTTTGTAATTATTTCTTTTTTATTCATTTTAATGGATATTCTATCTATTAATATTGTATATAAAAATAAAACATTAATAGAATATTAAAAAATGGAACACAAATTGATGGAATATAGTTTTCAGTACGTAGAAGATATATATAATGATGAAAATGACCATTCTTATGAAAAATATAAACTAATAGACAAAATTGATAACGAAATATCGCAATATACTATTGATAATAATTATATATATCATATAGTTCCAATTATGTATTCCTTTGCGTTTATTTTGGGTGTATCAACTTTTATATATAAAATATATGTACCATAATAAGATATATTATGACTACTAATACAATTACCGCAGATGGGAATTCAAGATTTAGTACGAATTCATTAACGGATTATATATTTTTTGACAATCGTTCAGCAGTTGTAGGAGAAAATGCAGGTGATAATTTAATTGCTACATATAGTTACTATAATACATTATTGGGTTATAAATCGGGGGAAAGAAGTGTATATTCATATTTTAATACATTTATTGGTTCAGAAGCCGGTGCTAATATTCAAAATGGTACAAGTAACATCATTATTGGTAAAGAATATATGAAAGTATTATCAAATAATGTATATTCTCCTATTTCTACATCAAATATCATATCTTTGGGAATTAATAACAAAACATCGGACAATTCTATATCAATAGGGCATAGCAATAGCAATATTGATACATATGGTTTATCTATAGGGAGACAAAATATAATCAAGGGGAAATGGACCAATTGTATTGGAAACAATAACAGATTAATCGATTCGGCAGAATCTATAATAATAGGAAATAAAAACGGATTATTAAATGTAAATAGTGGTGATAATGTATTAGTCATTGGTAATAGCAATGTATATGATCACACATTGAAATATGAAAAACTATTATCAAAAAAGCCCATAATAATCGGTAATAATTTGAATAATGACAATGAACACTGTACAATAAATATAGGAGATACTTTTGTAAAATATGATGATTATATTAATAACGAATATGTATTAATTGGTGCAAAAGGTAATTATAGCAATCTTCCCAATGTAGCAATAGGTTTTAATTATACTGATATTACATGTAATATAATAAATACTTCTAATAATGCAACATTATATGTTAAAAATGGAGTAATGACTGATAAAATCATATTAGGTAATTTTTCATCTGATACAGAAGAAAAGTTTGAAGTATCTATTGGTGTATTACCTAATATAAGTGCCAATATCCAGTATTATTTACCAGATTTACCAGACAATCCAAATAATATGTTTTTAACAACATCTAACAACGGAGAAATGTATTGGAAATATATTTCAACTCTCATAGGAGGAGGTGGTGATAGTGGAAATAATGGAGACGGAGGAGGATTATCATTAGTAAAAACAGATGATTTACCAGAAGGCAATCGCAACTTTTACTTTACCAATGAAAGATTTGATAATAGATTTGATTATAAGATATCTAATACAACTTTAGATGAAATACAAAATGGTACGACCAATACTTATATAAAAAATGGAATATATAATCGTGATTTAGTAATATTTGGCACCTTGACTGTTAATAAATTAAGAGTTCTTGGTGTAAACTTCAAACCAGACACTACATTAGAAGGATATATAGAAGATGTCATTTATGCCAAAACATTTGGATCAATAACTGCATTACAGACAGAAAATAGTAATCTAAAAGTACAATTGGAAAAAAATAATCAAGATATTAGAGCTATTCAACAAAAGCTTGGTATTTAATCGAAATGCAATGTACACATCGTTTTGGTAATACCTTGTGGTGTATTTTTATTAGTTTTTTCACATTTGATATTATTATTAATCATATTAGAATATATATCATTATAATTGTCCAAAATGTAGTCTAAAATATTATTACGGAAAATCCAGCGGAAAAAGTTCAATTGTCCTACAGTTGTATCAATAAATATTTCTTTTTCAATATCTAAGAAAAATGTTATACGAGAATGTCTACGAAATGAATCGAAATTTATTTTTGTAAATGACTTAAGTTGTGCTCTGTAATCAAGATATAATGTTATTCTTTTAATATTTTTGTTATTTATATTTTCTGGAATATCTATAAAATATTTATTTGTATCCAAATCAATCCAATATGATGTGTTAAAATTTTTAGTATAATGTGTAACAAACCAATCTATAAGTCTAAGTGATAATTTATGTTCTCCTTTAATTATTTTCATAAGGACTTCTTTACAAGAAGGGTTATTGTTATAATAATCTGTGAGCGATGTCAATAGTAAATCATGGCAATTATTTTGCATTATTTACATAATCAAATATACAAAATCCTTAAGTAACTGCGTTTAAAAATATTTAATTAGATTTTGAATCATAAAAAGAAGAAAATTAATAAGTGGGAGGGCTTCCAATATCAAGTAATCCAGATACGCGAGAATCAGGGCCAATAGTACTTATTTGCCAAGGAGATACTGGAACTTGAGGATTGGGTGGTTCGTAACGAAGTTGAAGATTGGCATTACGAAGTGATTGACCTACGGTATTAATACCTATGTGATATCCAGCAGTTAAATAGTTTTGATCTTGAACATCTCCGGCACATTGTGGATTAAGCTGAGCCCACTTGCTATTGGCGTCACTTGGTAGAAGATCAGCTGATGTTAATTTATCATTTGCAATACAAGTAGAACCGGCTTTTTGGGTGTTTAAGTCACCATTAGTATCTTCTAATGGTTTAAAAACCTCATTTCCATAGGGTTCAGAAGCGGCATAGCTATCGATTCCATTTGAAATAGCATTGATATCTCTATTGCTAAGATCTACCGAGGCCATAGTTGATTCGGTATTAAATTTTTCTACATTATCTAAGTAGCACTTATAATTATATGTAACAACAAGTAAAATAAATAATATTATAACAGCGGCTATTGATAGTGATACAACAAATTTATCCATTCCTATAAAATATTATACTCTTATCTATTATCATTAAAATATAATATTTTGCACTAACCCTTGTATTTCTGCAATTTTTGATTCCCACGAGTTATTTGTATTTTTCATTTCTTTTACTTCCAATATTAATTTTCTTAAGTTCTTTTTTTTATTTTCTATTTTATTAACCTGTAAAGTAAGTTCATTGATACTATCATTCACCATATTTTCCCAAAAATCTTCAATAGCTTCCCTACTATCCATTCTTATATCATCAACACTATTGACATAAATCTCTTTAACTATCCACCGATGTTTTGTATATTCCTGATAAATTGCCATACCAGTATATTGAATTTTAACATTCAATTGATATTTATTATCTTTTATTTTTTCTATTATATCATCAAAATCTACCGAGACATCATTTATTTTTATTCGAGTTTTATCTGTTACAATTAAATCCATTATATTTGTTTGTTTGCAATACGAAGATGAATATAATTGTTCTATATCATCATCAACTAAATCGGAATTCAACCATTCTTTTGATTTTGACAATAAAGTAGCAAGACCTATATTGTCAACATAGTCTATGCTTTTCTTATCATTTTCAGTAAGAAATATCTTCAAAATATATCCATTGTTGGTTCTATAAAAATGTTTTATAATTGTATCAATTAATGTAAATGAAATATTTTCATTCACAGAACAATAATAATGCTTGTTTTTCATAACTGGATTATCATATGTAATGTTAGATTGTGTCATAATATTCTTTATTTTTTCTGTTATTTAATAAGATATAGGTATTGTTGATGAAAACGCATGAAAACGAAGAACATTTCATGAATTTCTTTATAGAATATATAAAAGAAGAATTTTCTAAATCGGAAATTAGAACAGAAATTATCAAACCCTTACTTGTATATATATTATATTACATATTTCCATTTATATTTGGTTTTGTTATAATAAATTTCTTAACAACAATTGCCGCTGTTTTTTTAGTATTTTATTTAACAAAAAATAAAAACTTTTCAATATAATAGAACAAAGAATATATAATGGTACAACAAGGAGGATTTGATTCCACCGGAATTTTAGTATCTCTTATTTTATTAGGTCTTCGCGTAGCAGTAGAAAATCCCGATGAACTCAATAAAGTTTCTAAGAAATTTGTGAAATCATCCAAAAAATCCTCCAAAATGACTGGAGGAAATCTTCAAGAAATGGTAACTCAATTTTTAAATGATGTTCAACCAGGACAACAAGGAGGAGAAGAACAACAACAAGGAGGAGAAGAACAACAACAAGGAGGAGAAGAACAACAAGGAGGAAAAGAACAACAAGAAGAACAACAACAACAACAACAAGAACAACAAGAACAACAAGAACAAGCACAAACAGGAGGAAAAAAACGATCAAAAAAAGAAAAGAAAGATCATCCAGTCCAAAAAGCTAATAAACCCAAGAAATCCAAATAAAGAATTATTCAATATTCCATACCTTTATTTTTATTAATCATCATAATTGATTTTGAATATACTTTATCATAATTATCTTCTGTATTTTTTACAATATACCACCCTCTTTTGTATGTATCCTCTTGTGATTCATATGGTTCACTTTCAATTAGATAAATAAATCCATTGTAATATAATGATATCATGTAATGGTTTTTTATAATATATAATGTCAATTTTTTATATGCGATTGATAAGATATTATTATTTTAATTTTAATATGTAAATATGGATTTATCGGAAGAAAAAAAACAAGCACAAGAAATACTTGAATTCACATCTGTAAAAAAATCTAAAATTTTAAATAATATTATAGATTCTTGTATTCTTCATAAATCGATTGATGTTGCTAATGATGTTTATACAGATACTGGAATAGATAAATGGTGTGAAAATATTCCAAGTTTAGATGGCAGTAAATTATTAATGCAAAAACTAATTAGAAACCCGATCAATGATGTCAATATACTGATAGCAAGACAAAAAACATTACAACAATATGATATAGATTTTACTTCAATGTCGGAATATGAAAATGATGTGTTATGGATTTATAAAATCAATGATGAATTAAAAGACAATAATCTTATTAATATATTATACCCTTCTACATTTATCATATCATATTTAAACTATATAGAACCTTTATTAGAATGTTATCACGCTTATAAGATTTATTATGTACCATTTAGTGCAATTATGTATCCAATAATGTCAGCATTTGCTCCTTTGTATTATTTAAACTCATATTTGAAACTGAATGTATCTGTTAAATCATATGTTAATACATTGATAAAATTTTTTAAAATGGTATTTACATTTAATGCAGGTTCTTTAAAAGCCAATCTTATTAAAATAGTTACTGTTTTGTTTTATGCGTTTTTATTCATTTATAACATTTATCAAACAGCGGAATACTCATATATGTTGTATACACTTAAAGAATCTATTAATCAAAAATTAGCAAATCTAAATATTTTCTTGAAACAAGCAAAAGATATAATTGATTCTGTGCCCAAAAGTGTTGTTTCTAACTTTATAAAAATAGAACCAGTTGATATCACATGTTGCAGTTATACAAATCTTTACACCATATGGAAAGATACTACAATCAAAAATAAAATTACCAAAATTTTACTAAATCTTTATACCATTGAAATAATACATTCTATTACCAAAATAAAAAATACTCAAAATTGGTCTTTAACAAATTATAATAAAGAATCTACTAAAATGTGGAATGCCAAAAATCCAATTTTAGGAAAACAACAAGCTAACCCTGTTGATTTATCGAAAAATATTATTATTACAGGACCGAATGCCGCTGGAAAAACAACATATATTAAGGCTATTTTATCCAATGTCATATTATCGCAAACATTTGGTATATGCAATGCATTAAAAGCAAATGTATTGATTTATGACACCATAGCATCTTTAATGCGTATATCAGATATTCTTGGATCTAAATCTTATTTTGAAGCAGAAGCAGAATATTGTAAAAATATGATTATTAAAGCAAAAACAATGTCTGATAACAACAGAAATGGTTTGTTTTTATTAGACGAACCTATGCATTCTACACCACCAACAGAAGGAATGTCAACAGCTTATGCTGTTTCTGAGTATCTTGGTAATTTACCATACATTAATATTATATTAACAACACATTTTCATAAATTAACTTCATTAGAGGATCAATATCCTGATAGATTTATCAACTTGTCAGTTGAAGCTATACCAAAAGAAAAAGGATTTTATTTTCCATATTGTATAAAACGCGGATATTCTTATCAATGTATAGCTATTGAGTTGTTATCATCAAAAGACTTTCCAGATACTGTAATAACAAGTGCGATAAATATGAAAAACAAAATATGTGATTACATTATTAGATAAAAATGATATTTAATATGTCTTATTACTTTGGTATATTACTATTTGTAATAATTCTAATTGTTGTATTCGTATACATATGGCGTAAGATAAGTCAAAGTGAATTATATTCCCGTATTTTGGAAAAGAAATTAATGAATGTCAAAAAAGAAAATAGCGAACTTAGAACTCTTTTAGATAAATACAATTCGAATACAATTTCTGTACAAGATGCCGAAGATATAATGAATGATATATTTCAAAGACCAGAAGAAAAAAAATGTGAAATAAAACCAAAAGCAAAACAAACCGAAGATGTCTTAATCAATGAAATACCAGATGTTATTGAAATAACAGAAAAGGTAATAACTTCTCAAGAAACCGATGAAGTAATAGAAAACATAGAAGATGAAATTGAATCGATAATTTCAGAAAATACTAAAAAATACTCTAAAACATCATTGTTAAAAATGAACGTAGATAAATTAAAAGATATTTGTGTAGAAATGAATTTATCTACCAATGGAAATAAAAATATGTTAATTGATAGAATTTTATTTCAATAAAAATCTTCTTTTTAGATTAGATAGGATATAATGAGTTGTTGTTCTGCTTCAAGTGGAAATCAATGCCCTACAAGAATGAGTGACGGAAGACCTTTTACAGATTATAGACCAAAATGTTTAGTGAATAATGACCTTGTAAATCAATTAAATGAAAAAAATATGCCAATATCAAGCTATGAATCAAGATTATATCTTCAAAGAAATGCTGATGCTATAATGGAAAAACAAAAACAAGAAGCTATGAATAGAATGTTATGCGGGCCTTGCACTCGCCCATTTACTGATCCTGGAACTATGCTTCCCGAAAAGTACGTTGTTCGTTGTGATGCAGTTTCATGTAATCGTCAATTAATGAATCCCGATGGATTAGGCGATGGACGTAATTATTAGATAATATATTTTTTTTAAACATTGTATATAGAGATATACTATGGAATTTCACAACGAGTACATAAATTGTTCCGTTGAATTTCTTGATTGTAAAATAAGAATTTTCGGGAATATTTTAGAACCTGGAAAAATTAAATCAGCTGTTATCATTGCTCCTAATACTTTTGACAAAAAAGCTTCATATTCTGGTACAGGATTACCTTTTCCTTGTGAAGAAATAGCATTTGAAAACACTCCCAATCAACATATTATTGATAATAAAGGAAATTTTGATGTAATATTTACATATCCAAATAGCTATTATACGGTAGCTAACAAGAAAAAAATAGTTTCTTCAATATTTTTTATCATGGAAACAAATGATGGTCAAAAATATTATCAAAGATTTGAATTAAAAGATATGTATGTTCTTAGAACACTTGTTAATAGAGAAACTCGCAATGGTCCTGAATTTTATTCAAAGAAATATGATTTACTACCAATTGATACTTCTGAAATTTTAATGTACAAATATTCAGAACTCAAGCAAAATTATGGTCTTGCTTAAATATATGTATTGATTTTTAATGATTCGTTAATATATAAATTGCTTTTTTGAAAATATTCTTTATAGAGTTTTTCGTCTAAAATATCATCATTAACATTCGAAATGTCATTCACTTTATGACAAGGCAACTTCATTAATTCTAACATATTCACTACATTGTTATCATCGGTCACTGGTATGACACCCATATAAAAACATTCCCAACGATTTTCCCATATACAAAACTTATGCTTTGACAATTTTATTAAGTCAATATCATTTTCTTTATATAATGTATATTGTTTTTTCGTATTATAATTTTTAGCCATGATTATATATAATTTATACAGTTCGTTATCATTATAATTTAACACAGGAATTGGTATGATATTTGTATTCTTATATACACTGTTTATCAAATCATTTATTTGTAAATTACTTGTATAAATAATATTATCTTTATGATATACATTATTGATTGTTGTTGATTTTATTTTTGTATATTGTAGTATTCTATCGTTTGTTATGAAATCGTTAAACTTTATATTAAAAATACTACTAAATTGATATAATTGTTTACTATGTATATGTAAGTTATATATTGGTATGTTATTAAGATTATAACATAATAATGGTAATGTAGTGTTTTCATTATGTTTTATATCATAACTAATACGACATTTGTTGATTTTTAAATCACTTGTTTCATTTATAAATCCTTTTGTTGGATTATTATAAGTTACCTGAATTATATTAGATGGTATACTGTAACCAGGAATATTACGAGGATCAATACCCCCTAAATATTGTCCTATGGCGGCACCATCAATTACATATTTTTCATTACCCAAAATTCCGGTTGGAAAATAAGAAACATTTTCTCTAAAACTACATAATAGCTCCATATCATTTAAAAATTTTGAAGATGATTTTAGAGTATTAACTATATGTTTATTAATAATTCAATCATATTTATGTTTGGAATATATATCAATGATGGTATTATTCTATTAGGAGAATCCTTTAACATATATAATGAATCTTCAAGTTCAATAATTGATAAATCTTCATATAACATTACATCATTTTCTATATGAAATAATTTTGTAATATTATACTTTTTCATAAAAAGTTCTATATAAAAAAATCGTGTAGTAGTTGAAATCCAAAATCTATCGCGAAATGAGGTTATTGATGAAAAATTGTCATGAGCTTTTAAATATTCATGTGGTAGATTTAATGATTCCGAAGGAACGTATGTAATATTATTATAGTCATAATCAGATAATAGGTACAAATTAATATTCAAATGTAAAAATCTTTCTTTGAACTGGTTCACTAAGATATCATTTAATATAATATAGATTTTGGATTGTGGTGATACTAATATGATTTGAAAAACACAGTCTAATATATATTCTGGTAAATGTTGACCAATGTGGACTAAAACAATATTAGCCATTTTTGATTATTCATTTTCATATAATTTTATATATGTTTTTTGCAAATTACTCTGATACAAGTTGGATTTTCAGTTTCAAAAATGGCTATATCTTTCCCTTCGTAAAAATATAAAATTTCAAAATTATGTTTTAACAATAATTCTTTTAAATAATTTGAGTTTGTATAATTTCGGTAATGAGTCTTTCCATAATATTCTAAATTATTTGAATCAATATCACTCCTTGTTTCTATTGCTAAATATGAATTTGTTTTGATAGATTCCAAAAATATTTCTTGTTCTGGGTTGGAAATGCTATGAAACGAAAACCTGGAATATATCAGATTGTATAATGACTTGTTTATAGTTACAAAATTTTCATCTAAAAATGTAAAATTATAATGATTATTGAGAATGTATCCAGAATTATCTATTCCTGTTACAATATATATTTCTGCTAATCTAAAACTATCTCTACCGTTTCCACATCCACAATCAAGAACAGTAATAATATTATAATTTTTGAAATAATCAATCACAAAATGACAAAAATTAGAACATTTTTTTAAAATGTTTAAAGAATTTTTATTATAAAAATTATTCCAATAAGAAATATTATTTGAACACATTATAATTTTATATAACATATAAAATCTTAAGTGATCAACAAAATTATTTTTTTAATCTTTAGTAATAAATAAAATGGCAGGACAAAAAGAAACATCTCAAAAATTAAATAATACTTTATTATTCATTGCAAGATTATTAAATGAAAATAATTTTATATGGTTCATTAGCTATGGAACTCTATTAGGAATAGTAAGAAATAATTCTTGTATAGAAAATGATGATGATATAGATATTATGATTTTAAAATCACCAAATACTTATGATAAATTATCATCAATATTAAAAACAAATAATTTTGTAATGGATTATGGATATAATATCAAAACAAGTAAAAATATAATCAAAACAAAAACAAATGAAAGATTCACATCGGTTGATTTTTATTTTTGTGATAAGAATGATAAGAATGATTTTAAGGATTTGTGGAACGGTGTTACTTGGACAAATTGTTATGATAAAAATCAAAAATTAATACAAAAAGAATGGTACGATACTACATTATATTTACCAAATGATTATGTCAAGAAATTAGAAAAAAGATATGGGAAACAATGGAAAGTTCCTATGAAATCTAAAGGAAATTGGGGAGCAAAACTTTTATAAAAACTGATATATAAAAGTATATTACCTTTATGAATGTAATATGAAAAATCTTATAATAGTAGAAAGTTTTACCAAAACCAAAACTATATCAAAATATCTTAATAATAATTATAATGTTATATGTTCATTAGGTCATATTAATAATTTACCTCATAATGAGTTAGCAATTGACACTGAAAGATGGATTGGAAAATATGTCATTACAAACAAAAAATCTCTTGATAACATAAAAACACATGTCAAAGAATCTGATATTATTTATATTGCATCAGATCCTGACATGGAAGGGGAAGCTATTGCTTTTCATATATATGAAAATATTAAAGGATTATTGAAAGGTAAAAAGCACTACAGAATATCTTTTAATGAGATATCCAAAGATGCTATAATAAATGCAATTCAGAATCCGAGAGATATTGATTATAAAATTGTTGAAGCACAAGAAACACGTCGTTTTGTTGACAGATTAGTTGGTTATAAATTATCTCCTTTATTATGGCAAAACTTTCAAGATAATACTTTAAGTGTTGGAAGAGTACAAACTATAGCTCTTTTAATATGTAAACAACAACTTGATAAAATTACAAATCATAATTTAGATATATATTGGAGAGTATTTGGAGAATATGTATTTGAAAAAAACAAGTTTGAATTTACATTATATAGTTCTGAAGGAAAGGTTGTCAAAGAATGCTGGGAAAAGGCAAAGGAAATTGTTAGTAGTTTTGGATTATCACTAACATTTAATGTCAATGTCAATCAAAATAACAGAGTTCAACACCCTCCTGCACCATATACTACTACAACAATGCAACAAGATGCATATTCTAAATATAGATTTTCATCTAAGAAAACAATGGCATTGGCACAACAACTATATGAAAGTGGTTATATAACATATATGAGAACAGATTCTACACATATATCAGATCAATTTAAAAATATTATTATCAAATACATTGAAGATAATTACCCCAAACATTCACAATTTAGAAAACATAAAAACAAGATAGCTAATGCACAGGAAGCACACGAAGCTGTAAGAGTAGTTGATGTTTATAAGTCTTGTGATATGACCGATGAACACAATAAGTTATATAAAATGATATGGTGTAGATCTATTGCTTCTCAGATGATTGGTGCAGAGTATACAGATATTTGTGTGCAAATTAATTATCAACATATAAAAGATTATGCATTCATACATAATAAATCATTATTAATAAAAAAGGGATATCAGGTCGTATATAAACAAGAAGAAGATAGTGGTGTTATTGATGATGTAGAAAAATATAAAAAATATATGAATCATCTAAAACCTTATAAGTTTAGAGCAGATGCATCAATTGACAATGTCCCGTCTTTATACAATGAAATTTCTTTAATAAAAGAATTAGAAAAGTATGGTATAGGTCGTCCTTCTACATATTCCACGATAGTCGATAAGATATTGACTAAAAAATATGTAAATCGTGGAGAAAATCCAGCACATAAAATTATATCAAAAAACTTCATATTAAAAAACAACATACCAGAAGAAAAAGATATAGAAATTAACACTTCCAATAAAAAGAAAGACCTTCTTGTTCCAAGTGTTCTTGGAATCAATATAATAGAATATCTCAAAACTAAGATTCCTTACTTATTAGACATTAATTTCACTGCAAATATGGAGACTACATTAGATAAAATTACTAATGAGGAAATAACAAAAAATAGCGTATTAAATGATTTCTATAATAATCATATATTACCCGTATCTTTGACACAAGAACCGACTAATAAAGTTTACAAAACAAAAGAAAGTGGTATAATCAAAACTAAATTTGGATATTGTTATTACCATAAAAATGAAAATAGATACACCAATATTGAATCTTATCTAAAATGGAAAAAGATAGATGTCGAAAAACTTTCATGTAATGAAATAGATTTCTTAAAATCATTACCCAAAAAAATAGATAGTGAAAATGAGTTACATATAGGGCAATATGGTCTTTATTTGAAATGCAATGGCAAAAATGTAAGACTTGATAAAAATAAATGGGATTTATATCTTAACCAATGATATGCTTGTTTCTAAGTTTTCCATAGCTTTTTGAATTTGTTTTATTTTATCCTGTTTTTCACTTAGTATTTTTTTAATTTTTGCAATATTTCCACTATTTTTTTCAATTACTGTTAAATAATCTTTCTGTTTTTCAGTAATTGCTTGTTGATGTTTTTTTAAATTGTCTTCTATACTATTCAGTTCTGTATCCGCCAGACCAGATTCAAGAGAAGACAAAAATTTGTCATTTTCTTTTTCTATACTTATGATATTATCAAGTTTGGAAATAGACTCGGTGACGCGACCATTCAATACATTAAGTTTATTAAAAAAATCTGAAGTAAAAGTGTTAATATTACTGATATCTTCTTTTAATTTTTCTATCGACATTTATATTAAATTATAAAAAAAAGTCTTTATATACATTTATTTCTTTTTAGTCATAGCATATATATATTTCCCAAAGTTATGATTAAATGTTTTTAATTCTTTTGAAATATTTGATAGACTTGTTGCAACTGAAACTCCATCATCATCTGCCAAAAAAGTGGATAATACATTAAAAAGTCCCATTTCAGTCAATCCGTTCATTTCAATCATATCGTCGTCATCATCGTCGTCATCATCGTCGTCATCATCGTCGTCATCATCATCGTCTTCGTCATCTTCTTCGTCTTCTTCGTCTTCTTCGTCATCTTCGTCGTCATCTTCGTCGTCATCTTCATTTTTTTTTACATCTTTATTAGTAATAGGCGAGGAATCGTCTGATTCTGAATTGTTATCATTATGTAGTTCTGTTATTTTAATTTCTTCCAACTCATCTTCGCTATCAATTTGTTCTATATGACTATTATTTGGCATATAATGCAGTTATATATTTATTTTTCATATAAATCTTTATATATTTTTATAATAGATAAAGGTAATATAATATGAATAATAAAATTGTATATTACATTGCTATATTATTTGCATTATTTATAACAGTAAGTTGGTATTTATTAAATAAATTAACACCGAAAAAAGAGGCATCTGAAAAAACGATTTATCATAATAATTTCCAAGAAAACTTTGAAAATACTGAAAGCTCGGATGTAGAAGAAAATATTCCAGAACTTCCCCAAAAAACTAATAAGTTTATGATGATTACAACATTCGATAATGCTTCAGCTATTTCTAATAGTGAACTAAAATGGTATGAAAATTTTCTTGACAGAAATAGCTATTTATTAGTTGACAATAATACAAACTTTTATTTTACACAAAATAATCCTATTGAAAATATAAAAGATACTGTTATCAATCATGCAATAGGTGCCAATTTAGATAAAATAACTTTGAGAGGACCAACTGCTTTACATTTTGCAAATGATTTTAAAAACAATAGCATTTCAGAATTTACAACAATATTTATGATGAAAATTGCAGATATAAATCAATATTCTACTGTTTTTGAAATGGTTTGCAATACAACCTCTTTCAATCAAGATAATACAAGTATTCAATATGTTCCACATACTGTATCAATAAACATCCTAAAATCATCTGATAACAAAATCAATGTCGATGTTTATTATGGCAAAACAGTTTTTTCAATACCTGATATACCAATTGATGTAATAATATCTGACAATATTTTATTACTATCTATGTCATATAAAAATAAAACAATTAAAGTAAATATTGGCAATAATGAATATACACACGATGTAGAAGAAGTAGATGATATATCACTTGGTTCTCTTCCTGTAATTATTAACAAAAATGGTAGTTTAAATATGATACTTTATACATTCGCATATTATAAAAAAGAATTAAGTAAAGATGAAATCTCAAATTTTAAACAATATATTCATTATTATTTAACCGGTATGGATAAACTTGATAAACAACGGAAGGAATATGAAGAAGAATTAGCAAAACAAAAGGTGAAACAAGAAAAAACTGTAATACAAGTTGAAAAATGTATAAACACAAAATCTAAATTACCTAAATGCGAATTACATAATTATGAATACATTGACTTTGAATTACCATCTAAAATGTAATAAACTGTAAATACTCATATAAAACTTATATTATTTTTATTATGTATTATAATGAACATCAATGCAGCTATTTTTATTTTAACTCAAAATACAATAGAAAGAAAAATATATTTAAAAACAAGTTTATATTTTCTATTTCGCAATTATAACAGTAAATATAATTATCCTGTAATAATCTTACACGAAGGTGATTATGATGATTTATCTCAAAACGAAATTATATTAAGTATAAGAAAAAATTATAGACATCTTGTAATATTTAAAGAGATTGACAAATCTGATTTTGAATTGCCTGAAAATATTGATAGAGAACTAATGGATAAAACTATTAGCATACAACCAGTACCATATTGGAGAAATATGAGATATAGATTGATGTGCAATTTTTGGATGAATCATTTTATTAAATATACAGAAGGTTATGATTATGTTATGAGATTAGATGATGACAGTATCATAGAAGAACCTATTAACATAGATTTATTTGGTATTATGAAAGATAAGGAGTTGGTATATCTGTCTAATATAGTACATGTAGATTGTGGAATATGTAATTTTGGTATGAAAAATATGTTTGAGAATATATTACCAGAAAAATTAGAAAAACTCAACGGAGGTTTGTTTTTAAAATCAAAAATATCCACATCATTATCTATATATTCGAAATTTCAAGAACTTCAAACATTATTAGATAAACCTTGTATTGGTGATATTGACATTGAAATGCCAATTATGTATTATAATAATTTCTTCATAACATCTACAATGTTTTGGAAGAGAGATGATGTGAGAAATGTAATTGAAAAAATAAATGAAAATGGCGGAATATTCTATTATAGATACGGTGATGCGCCATTACAGACCATCATAGTTACTTTATTGGAACCTACTAAAATATCTCGATCTGTTTTTAAATATTCTAAAAGACTACAAAGAGAAGTGTTTATAGACAGTGATAATGATATGCATTCATATATGCCAAACTCATATGACGAATCATCTTGTATAGTTAAGAAAAATACATAAAAAATGATTTTAAATCTTCAAGGGTGTAAATATAAAGTAAAATATAATAGAAATATAGAATGTTTGTTGGAGCTCATATTAAGAAAGATTCTTCAATAATTAAAACAATGGAAGAAATAAAAAAAGAAGGTGGTAATGCTCTACAACTTTTTGTTTCAAATCCAAGAAGTATTCAATTATCTAATCTTAATAAATATCAAGAAGAATCCTCTGATACTTTAAAATATTGCAGTGATAATAATTTCAAATTGGTTATTCACGCACCTTATACAATTAATATGGCAAAATCTTTGATTGATGGAAAGAGGACACTTGAATATAAAGATTGTTATTGGAATAATCTAATTATTAATAATCTCGAAATATCTGACATCATAGGTTCCATAGGAGTTGTATTTCACGTAGGTAAATACACGAAATCTTCACCAGAAGAAGGTAAAACCTTTATGTATAATAATATGAAGTATGTTATTGAAGTTATGAAAACTAAAGGAATCCGTTCAAAACTTATTTTAGAAACACCAGCTGGAGCTGGTACGGAACTGCTTACAGATGTTAATGATTTCATTGGTTTCTATAATATGTTTAATGAAGATGAAAAAAAATATTTAGGCATATGTTTAGATACTGCTCATATATGGTCTTCTGGATATGACATTAATACTTATTATAAGACAGTTACCAAAGAAAACTCTAAAGATATTATTGTAATACATTTTAATAATAGTAAAAAAGAAAAAGGGTCGCGTGTTGATGTTCATGAAAATATATTTGATGGTAAAATATCTCAAGAAGATATGAGAATATTCTTAACAAAATTAAAGCATAACCCTATGATAATTTTAGAAAAGCCATCTGATAATCTAAATAAAGATTTTACATGGATAAAAAAGAGTACATAACCTGTATTTTTCTGAAAATTATAAAAAAAATATTAAAATCATAAAATACAAAAGTTATGTACTCTTTTTACATGGTCCAAAGGATTTTCTATGAAAATCTGTTACTCCATATTTTTTAATTGCTTCTAAATGTTTTACTGTTCCATATCCTTGATTATTTCTCAAATCATACTTTTCTAATTCTGGATGATCATCTATTAATTTTAAAAAAGAAACATCATGATAGTCTTTTGCCAAAATGGATGCAGCGGCTATGTTCATATATGTAGCATCTCCTTTTATTACACATTCGTGTTTTAAAGGTTCCATATCTATTCCAGGAGGAACATAGCCTTTAAAATGTGACCCATCTATTTTAAGTTCATCAAAAGGATGCTTTATATAAGCCTCATTTATAGCTCTTTGCATTGCTTTCATTGTAGCTGCTAAAATATTTGTATCATCTATTTCTTTATTTGTTGCAGTACCAATTCCATAAGTAACAGCATTTTCTTTTATATACTCTGCTAACATTCTTCTTTTTTTTGATGACAATTTCTTTGAATCTTTAATTTGCTTATAAGTATCGTCTGGAAATGTTGAAGGGAGAACAACACAAGCAGCTACTACATCATATATTAGACCTCCTCTATTGGATTCATCAACTCCACCAATAAGAATATCTGATGCTTCGTGAATATATGATGTATCTGACATTCTTTTATTTATAATATATAGAATGGAAGATTATCTTAAATATTTGATTATTATATTATTGATTTTAGTTTTTGATGCATTATGGATTGGCACAAATATAAAAATGTATTCTGATTCAGTTAAGGCAGTGCAAAAATCAGAAATGGTTATCAGAAAACATTATGCTTTTATTGCGTATGCTCTTGTTATATTTACTGTATTTTATATTTCCATACCAATTGTAATATCTAATATAAAATCATCAGATAACAATCTACAAAAATTATATAAATGTTTCATATATGGTGGTGCTACAGGATTTGTTATATACGGGATATACAATACTACATCACTATCTATATATAAAGACTATGACTGGAAAGTAGCTATATTTGATACTATGTGGGGGACATTTCTTAATACTGTCATACCATTTATATTTTTACAATTATAGATAATTGTTTTTTAAGAAATTATTATATCTTTGTAATTGATTCTTTTTAACTGTAAATTCATTTGTTTCAGTAAAGAATGATAAATCCATTATACTATTTATTGCATTATTAAATGTGGATACGAATGGTAACCAGAATATTTTTAATATTATTATCATTATTATCACAAAGAACATGAATATTATGAACAAAAATAGTTTTGTTATGATCTGTTTGGTATTCATCATGAAAGGTGTTTTGGTATAATCAGTTTCAATTGTATCACCTATTCGTTTTTTCATACTTATATCGGCTTCATTTAATTCTTTTTTATCTTTATTTGGATTTTCTTTTACAACTGGTATTTCACTGGATGATAAATCAAAACTTAATTCTGATTTATAATCATCTTGTTTTCTTTTTTCATTTAACCTGTACAATAAAATATTATTACTATAGTGTGTCTTTCCATTGAAACATAAATCACAACATTTAATTAATATATCCCATCGATTATTTTTTTGTACATCGGTTGATTGTTCTAAAAAAGCTGATTTTATATCATTAATGTTTGATGAATGTTTTTGAGGTTCTTTTATATAAAGATTGATATTAGAAGCAATGTCATATGCATATTCAATATGTTCTTTAGTATTTAAATAATCAGAAACCTTATTAACTACTGCATTTGGTTCAACTATATTTTCTGGTTTTAATATGTCAACAATTTCTCCAACTCTTTTTTGAAAATCTGAATCAATATCTTGATTTATATTTGTTTTGTATTTGTCTTGTATATTATTACTATCAAGAAGATTTTCACCAATTTCGTAAATTGATGAAGATTCAATTTTTGTTTTATAATCTTGTATTTCTATTATATGTCTGTTTAAAATATCATTAGATGTTTGTCCCAATAATAGTACCAATTGTAAAGGAGTGTAATGTATTTGCCCTTTATATTTTCCATATTCATATTCATGTTTTGGAATACATTTATTTTCTTTTGTATACGGTATATACCCAATAGGACATGCATCATAACAAATATCTGTATTTTTATCATATGTTGTTTTGTTTCCATGATAATAATCAGGGATTGTAAACCAATCATACCATCTTTCTTGACATATTATTGTTTTTTCATCATATTCACAATCAACATCATCTGGTTTTACTATATCTCCTGTATTTTTGTCATAAAATTCATCTGGATAAGTTATATTATCAGGTAATTTACATGTTCCATTTTCTCCATTTTCTAACCAAGGATTTTTATTTGTATATATACAAGAATCTTTACATAATGAATATTTACCAGTATTTATCTCTTCTTTAATACTATTCAAAATTTTGCTATCAATATTAGTGATATCATTTGTATTAACTAATAACGTACATTCTTTTTTGTCATCTAAATTAAATGAACACTTTTCGTATTTACTCATTACTTAATTACAATAAAAAATTATGTCTTATTTATAGTATATATTTGACAATGTTCATTTAAAATATCTAATGATATATTTTTTTTGTCATTGTCAATATAATAAATACCTTTACAATCAATTGTATACACATTGCCTTCTTTTTTCCAAGGAATATATACTGTATATTTGTTCTTTAGTAATGCATCACGATATGTTGGTGGAAGTTTTTGTAATTCTGGATGTTCTGATTCTCTTAAAGTCCATTTTATATCTTGAGGTTTCAAAACATTTACTATTTTGTTTTCATTTGTTTTTGCAGATACTACATTATTACAACGACTTGTTTTTAAAGGTTCTCTGTCTATAAGGCTTTTAGATCCACCTGATGCAATATATGCCATCATATTTGCGTAACTATATATCGATGAAAAAGGTTCTGTGGTTGCGAAATAATTACTATAATAATCCATATTAAATAAATCAAAATTTGGTTGTGATATAAAAGATGGTCTAAAATTCAATGGTGTAGAATAATTATTAGTCGTGATACCATATCGCGTATATTGAGAAATATCATTTACTTCAACTAATGTCAAATCACTACACGTTGATTTATTATTACTATCTCCTCCACTTGATAATGTCCCAATACCGCCAATCAACAATAAAATTATAAATATAATTAATAATATAGTCACGATAAACCATAATATCAATGTTATCGGTTTTCCTCTTGTTATTCCTCTAAAAAATTCTTTTATAAATCCAGTTCCTGTACTAAATAAAGCACCTGTTGTACTACTCAATGCTGATATTCCAGGACTTACCACACCTTTACCTGCTGTATCAATAAGAGATAAACCAGCTTCTAATACATTACTCGCTACATTTCCTGAAATATCTATAACTTCTTTTCCAATTTTTGCAGAAGCTTCCATACTTTTTGTTCTTGCATCAGCTTCTTGTTGATTTTCTTCCATTTTTCGTGTTTTGATTGCTTCATTTTTTTCATTTTGTTTAATTTCCAATTCACTATATTCTTTCATTTTTTTGTTTATTAATTCCATCTCTTCTGCAGCTTGTCCTGGTTTAATTTTTTTTCTGGATACTAGAGGAAAAGGACCTAAACTACGATGGTTTTTCAAAGAATCTATGGGATACTGGGAAGAAGTAGTAGTAAAACTAATATTTTTATTTTTAACAGCATCCATTATTTTTTCACCATATTTTTCTAACAACATTTTACCCATTTTTTCCATTTTAAAAAAACTTGGTTCTATCTATATGTTAAGATGATATAATTTGTGTCTATTCAGACAATTTTAATATGTAATATTATTGTAATGAAGCTTTTATTGTTTATTATAGCGCTTTTTATTATAATTTACATATATTGTTATTTTATATACCCTCGCGAAATTATGATTTTACAAACAAATCTATCAGAATTTACATTTGATTTATTATTAAAAAGACAACCGTTAGTAATTGAAGATTGTGTTGAAAATATCATACCAGTTATAGATGCTTGGTTTTCTTATAATATTATAGACGATGTATCTTTTGAAACAAAAAGATTATGGAATATAAATTACCACAAATATCTACTTATATATTCATTATCTGATACAGAAATATTATTATATAAGGCTGGTAATACAGTAACTGATGATGTCCCCGATGATAAAGAACCAGTATTGGCTATTCAATTAAAACAATATCAAAGCATTATTGTACCATATAGATGGTATTATAATATAAAAAATATAAATGATGTTAAATTATACGGAATACATGATTATATAACAAATATTGTAGAATATTTTATTTAAGACCTTTTCCTTTTTTCTTTGTCACTACAATTCCATTTTTATCGTTTGTATAATCCATTTCAATATCCTCACGATGCTTTTTCCAAGCTACCATAAGTTCATTCAGTTCTCTTTTCCAAATTTGTTCGATCGATGTATTGCGAATTTCATTAAGTTTCTTATTCAAATCATCTACTTCTTTTTCAAGAATAATTTTTCTATCATAAGTCAGTTGAGAAATAGGCATTTTAAGTAGATAATTATATCCACCTACATCCTCTTCACCATCTTCATCCTTACTAATCTTTTTATATTTTAGTTCAACAAGTCTGTCGGTAATTTCGGAAATCTTTTTATTCATAATAATGATCTTTCCTGCAATTACATCTAATATGAATCTGATCTTTTCCGACAAAATATTGTAATCTTTTTCCAACATCTTGATTTGATATTTTTTGCGTTCATCATACTTATCCAGACGAACTTTAGCCCATTCTTTTACAATTTCTGAAACAGTGGTATATTTCTTAATAGCTCCTTTTTCACTGTAAAGATGCATATTATTAATTCCAATATTTTTGGAAGATACAAGTTTAAATTCAGTTTCAAATTTATCACCAAGTTTCTTCAATATATCATCACTGAAGTGAAGAATAAACTTCACATTCTTAGCTGTATAATGATTTTCAAAACTTTTAAGATAATTTGAGTTAGATGTTAACATTCCTTCAAGTAGTTCTTTGTAATCTTCAGTCCAAGTTCCAACAGGAAGTTCAGTGATTTCAAGTGTTTTATCATCTATCCATTTATAAACTCCTTTGCTAACATACGAACCTTTTTCTGATTTTTCTATTTTTCCAGTAAAACCAAGGTACCAAGGTGTAAATTGTGAAATAGAAACTTTGTCCACTTCAGTTTTCATATCATTAAGTTCCTTATGTTTTTCAACAGCATCACATATCTTCATACAAGAACTGATAATATCTTCTGGATTAAATTGAGGAATATTTGTTGAAAATCCTGTTCCGATTCCAATACCACCGTTTACCAATATCATTGGAATAATAGGAATATAGTAATCTGGTTCAATCTTATCGCCATCTTCTTCCAAGTAATTAAGAATATTTGCATCATCCTCTCTAAAGATAAGTTTAGTAAGTTGAGAAAGCAATGTGAATATATATCTTGGAGAAGATGCATCACTCCCCCCTACAAGTCTTGAACCAAATTGACCATTGGGCATTAGCAAATTAATATTATTGGTTCCTACATAGATTTGTGCCATACCTACAATTGCTTGTTGTAGTGATTGTTCACCGTGATGATATGCTGTAACTTCACTGACATTACCAGCCAATTGTGCTACCTTAATTTCGTTTGTATATAATTTTCTTTTCAAACAAGCAAATAAGATTTTGCGAGTGCTTTCTTTAAGACCGTCACAAATATGATTAATAGAACGTTCCAAATCTCTATTACTGAAATGGATTAGTTCTTTGTTTACAAAATCTTCATAGTTAACATTTTGAACTGTATAATCAAGAACATTATTTTTTTGATATTTCATAAGCCAATCTTTTCTATCATCTGCCCTCTTTTTGTTAAAAGCTAAATCTATAAATTCATCAGAAGAGTTTGTTCTAATATATGTAATAGATCGCATGTTTTTGAAATATGATTTTGCTTCTTCATCCTTTGATGTACCCAACCCTTTATAATATTTGATTTTCCAAGACCCTTGTTTACCTTCTGTTTCCAACCACTTTTCATAATCAGACATATTGTAGAAGGTTCTGACTTCGGCTTTTGTATTTGTAGCTTTAATAATAGGTGTCAGCATTGATGTCAAGAACCCGTCAATCTTATAAAGTGATGGCCATAGAGATTGAAATACATTAAATAACAATCCCTTAATATGGCTACCGTCGTGATCCTGATCGGTCAGAATCATAATTTTACCATATCTAAGGCTTTTGGTATCAGTATATACTTTATTTTGTTCTAATCCAATAATTTTTTTCAAAGCAGTAATTTCAGCATTGTCAGAAATTTTTGAAAGTGCTGCATCTTTTACATTCATTACTTTACCACGAAGAGGAAAGACTCCATAATGATCTCTACCAATTACACTCAGACCAGCTATAGCCATTGTCTTAGCAGAATCTCCCTCGGTAAGGATAAGAGTACAACTATCACTGTCTTTTGTTCCAGCAAGATTAGCATCATCAAGTTTAGGAATAATTAGTCTATTCGTCTTTTTACCATCAGTCTTTGTGATTTTTTTTTGATTTTGAAATTCTGTTAACGACAATGCTTTTTCTACAATATTTGTTTTGTAAAGCTTATCAATAAACTTATCTGAAATATCACATTTTGATCCAAACTTTGTGAAAGGAGTTGTCAAGGTCTCTTTTGATTGACTATCAAATGCTGGGTTTACAATAGTACTTTTAACAAATACAAATAGATTGTCTTTAATAATTTGTGGTTTAATAGTTTTTTTCTTTTTGCTTTCAATCATATCTCCTAATTTTTTTACAATCAAATTAGTAATGAAATTTACATGAGTTCCACCGCGAACAGTATTAATACCATTAACAAATGAAATTTGTTCATAGTTGTTTTTGGAAAGTCCAACAGCAACTTCCCATCTTTCATTACAATTTTCATAAATAAGAGGTGATTCTTTTTTGTCAATAAAGAGTTCTGCATATTTTTCAAAATCCTTTACTGGTAATTTTTCATCATTAAATGAAACTGTAACATTTTTATTAGTACAAGCTGCTGCATCAATGGTTCTTCTCTTAAACAATTCATATATATCATCTGTAATACCTTTAAGACCAAATCTTTCATAGTCAGGTAGGAAAGTGATTTTAGTATATGGTTGCTTTGAATTAGATCTTACTGACGGCTTGTCTTTTTCTAACATATTATTTCTGAATTTTTGCGTGAAAATGCGCTGTCTATAATGATCGATTGTTTCTACTGAAAATTCTTTTGAGAAAATGTTTGTAAGTTTCAGACCATATCCACCCTTTCCACCAATAATTTTTTCTTCTTGGTGATTATAATTAGTACTTGTAAGCAAAGTACCTGTAATCAATTCAGGGATATAAGTTTTCAATGTTTCGTGTTGGACTACATCAATACCATTACCATCATTATAAACTGATATAACACCAGTTTGTTTATTTACTGTGACTTTAATATTTTTCATATGTTTTACATCTTCTTTCCCAGCTTTTTCTTCAATTTGCAAACGTACTGAATGATCAATAGCATTTACAATTACTTCGTCAAAGATCTTCAAAAGACCTGGAACATAAGTAATATTTTTATACTCCATTTTTTTGGTATTCTCATCAAAGACATACATATCGAGAGTATTGGCATTTACTGAACCGATATAGGTATCAGGGATATTATAAATATGTTCACGTAACTCATATTTCTTGTATTTATCCTCTATTTTTTGCGTGGCCATTTCTTCTTAATATGAATAAAAAATATAAATAAATAATCATTTTTTTATTTTTGCAAAGTTGAAATAAAGTTCAATATATCATTTGCAATTTCACTAATAGTCTTGTTATCAACATCAAAGCAAATTATTTTTTTATTTTGCTTTTGCATTTCTTGCAAAGTCGTTTCATGCTTGTTATGAATACATTCAATGTAATCCAATGTAATATTTTTTTCACTTATTCTATTTCTTTTTTTAATTCTTTTGAAACAATTTTCTGGAGAAGTTCTTAAATAAATGTAAATATTGTTATCCCATAATTCATCTGTTTTTTTATGCAGATCATTAATGAGTTCTTTTTCTACCTGATTGATCATTTTGTATTCTAATGCAGTTTCTACAAATACATTTTTGATAAATTGTGGACTTCTTTCAATTAATATTGTATTCTTTTCTGGTTTTTCTTGAATCCAACATCTATCCAACCATATTCTAACTTGAAATTTAAATACATTACTACTATCTTCATATAAATCCTTTAAATATGTGTTCCAATTATCAACAGGTTCTAAATCAACCGGTAATTTATAATTTCTGTGCAAATAATTCAAGACACTTGTTTTACCCGAACCAATATTTCCATCTATTGTTATTATTGTCATTATGTTCAACTTTAGATAATTTTATATCATTTTTTATTTATATATTTTTAATGCACCATTTCGTGTTTTTTTAATATACTTTGTACTTTTGATAAATTTAATTGTCCTTTACTTTGAAGATCATTAGCAATACATCTTACTTCATTTACTATCATTATTGTAACCAAATCTTGAACTTCTTTGGAAGCTTTGAAGTTCAAATATTTCAATACAAATTTAATATGCGCCATTATATATTTTGCAATACTTATTGGCTTTCCACCTAGTTGACCTGCACCAATATCAGGACGTATGAAATCTTGTGTTACTTGTAGTATATCAGAACCTTCATTACTCGTAGAATACATTGATTCTTCTGCACCTAAATAAGTTGCTGAACCGAGGCGACCTCCTTTTTTGCTATTCTTGCAACCAGGTTGAATCTTTTGCATAGTTAAATCAAAAACTTCTTTATTGATAGATTTTTTATTGCTATCTATTGCCATTATATGTAATAAACATATTGAAGTATAAATAATTTTGTCTAACCATAATGATATATTTTCTACTATTTTGTCTTTATTGACATTTTTTCCGAAAACACAATCTTCAATAATATTATTTGAAACTTTGTCTAATTGTTTTAAACGGTTATCAAAATTATTCATTCTAATAAATAATATGAAAATAATTCTCATATAATAGTAAATGGAAAGTGAATTAAGATATAGAAAACGTATAACTGATGGTAGACAACAATGTTCCAAAACATCATCCTTTCCCGTTCAAGTATTGATGCCAAAGAAAGTATCTCCATATGGTCAATGTGATAAAACTCTTTATAATAAAATACAATCAATGTATACTAATCAAAAACCTAAAGATAATTGTCCTTATCAATTAGTTGCTAACTCTAACACAAGTAGTGGCTATGATATAGTATCAAAAAATATAGCACACACACCAGTGTCTTCTTTATTCTTTTCCAAAAAGAATATCGATGCATTACAAATAGGATTATCAAATACAGTTTTTAACATGTCAAATGGTAGATTTAATATAAGTGTTGGAAGTCAAAGTGATATTGAACTAAAAATTGTTATGCGATCTATTTATTTTGACTATTTACAAAATGGATTCAAGAATGTGCAATATCATTCCGGGGCGGTCAATACTTATGATAAGGATGTGTTAAATCAAGTGAAACTATTAAATAGTGCTGTATTAAAATGGTGTGCTAAAGAAATAATAACAAATATGGAACAATTTGAACATTACAAATATGTTGCTATAGAAAATGAAGGAAAACAACATGTTATGGATTATGGAATAGCTACAAGCAAGGTAGGTACAAAGAGTAATCAAAATTTCATACCTTAAAAATTAAAAATATAGTATATAATTATAGAAGTATTAATGTCATCTGAAAGAGAAACGGTTGATATATCCAGTTTAAATGAAGAAGAGCAAAAACTTTTTCTTTCTACAAAAATGAAAATGTTTAAAATAACAATAATGACGTGTGCATTATATGGTTTTATTGGTTTCGTTATATTATTACTTAGTTTATATACTGAATGGGGTAGAAAAAATCTTTATGAGAAAATGCAATATTTTATAATTACTTATATTATCGGTACTATAATTATCATAATATATTTAGCATATTCTGTATTCACATTTGAACCCACAAAACCATTACAAGACATGGGTTATGATACTGAAATGTGTCCTGATTATTGGGTTCTTGAAAAATCTAATATTAGCGATGAACATTCTTATTTCAATACTAAAGAAAACAATGAACTTAATTTAAATCACTTTAAATATAAATGCAAAATGGATCCTGCTGTTTTTTCAAGTGAAAAACTAAAAAATGCTCATAGTGGTAATTTTGATACACGTGAAACTATTGGAAGCGAATTAGTAAAAATTATAAACGATTCTGAAGAAACTGAATTAAAAGAAATGGATAAAATGAAAGAATATGCTTCAATAATGAGTGGTTATACTCTTACAGATACTGCTTTACAATCTAATAATGAAACAAGTGTTAAATATAATGATGGAACAACTGTTGTGTCGTATAATGACAAAGCAAATATTCCATTAACATGCGATCAAGTATATCCAATGTATTTATCTACAATGGATGCAGAATATGCCAAAAAGAATCCGGGTGAACCTAATAATATTTTTAGATGCGCTTATTCTAAATTGTGCAAAGTTCCTTGGACTGAAGCTGGTTGCAGTAATTAAAAATTTGTTACAATAATATAGAGAAAATTATGACATATAATTTTAGTTTGTCATCAATTATATTATTATATTTATGCAATGTAATATTATATTTTATTACATTTGCATGGCTTGTCCTATCCAATAACAAAAATTGTGTTTGTGATATAGATATTAAAACATATTTGCAATATTATATTATAACCCTTTTTGTATTGATTATTGTTGTATACTTTGCCAACAGTTTTACTAACATAAAATATAAATCATTAATATTTGGTATACTTGTATACATTCTTTTAGCAATACAACTGATAGTTATATATTTTACATTTCACTATATAAAAAATGTTACCAAAAATAAGTGTAAATGTGATAGTAAAGATATAGACCATAAACATGATATTATAATTCTTATTACGTTAATTATCACAATTATAATTTATTTCATTTCATAGGTGCTTTGATAGCATTTGCAGAAGAATAATTGTGAAAAACAAAATCTTCATATTTTAAATCATTGATCCATTGTAATTTATCATCAATAGATGAATCTTGGGATGGTTTTTGTTTTTTTATTTCTAATTGTGGAAAATTAAGAATATCATTATTAAGTTGAGTTTTAACAGCATCAATATGTTCCTCATAAATATGAGGGTCTGTCATATTTATAGATATAGCGTATGCTTTGATATTTAACACAGATGCAATAATATGCGTCAACACCGCAGTGCTTGCAATGTTAAAGGGAAGTCCTAAAAACAAATCCGTGCTTCTCATTGTCATTGAACAATGTAATCCATTACTATTTTTATAAAAAGTGTAAAGAATGTGACAAGGTGGTAATGCCATTTCACTCAATTGCGATGGATTCCAACCAGATAATACTGCCCTTCTACTATGATTTTCTTTCATGAGCTCTTCAATTACATATTTGATTTGATCAAAACCTTCTTTATCGTTGTCACCATAAGGTTTTCCAAACTTTTTCCATTGCCAACCATATACTGGCCCCAATTCTCCAACTGCATAATGAGATAATCCAACAGAATCCAAATATTCCCTTGTTGAATTACCTTCCCAGATTTTCACACCTTTTTCTTGAAGTTCAATAGCATTTGTAGAACCTCTTAAAAACCACAATAACTCTTCAATGATTCCTTTCGTAAACATTTTTTTAGTTGTAAGTAAAGGAAACTTATTAGAAATATCATAAAACGATAGCATTTTTCCAAATGATGAAATAACATTTCCATTCCTTGTTTTCTTGACTTCTCCATTTTGTAGAACATCGTCTAACAAACTTAGATAACCTGATTCATCACGGTAAGAATCCATAATAATTTAAAATAATAAAAAATGTTTATATGAATTTTGAAAAAGAGTACATACGAAAGATAAATAAAGAATTTTATAAAAACTTTTATAAATTTTCATAAAAATAAAGTTATGTACTCTTTTCAAAAATTGAATATATATAAAAAAATGACTGATTTATACATATAAATATTTATATAACATATGCATACTGGTATTATTTCTTTTGCCAATAGAATTGTTCAAAATATTAAAACTAATGATACAAAGGATTTAATATTAAAACAATTGTATTCTAATTATAATATTAAGATTATTCAAAAACAGTTTCATCGTTTAGATGAAAATAATATTAAACATGTGATTAATAATCAACATTATTGTTGTTTAAGAACAAATGGCAACCCATATTATATGTTTTTTACAGAGTATAATGAAGTCCCTATCATTTATTTTGTAGACAAGAAAATCCACCCAGGATATCAAAAACCAAGAATTTTGATAGTAAGAGGTATGTTTTCTGAAGAACTATTCAAGAACACTTTAATTGATGGTGAAATGGTGAAAAAACAAAATGGTAAATGGACATTCATTATGAATGATATTATTGTCCATGAAGGAAAGCATCTTATTAATACAAATCTAAAAGATAGATTAAAAATCCTCTATAATTTACTTGATGGCCAATATACACGAGATGAAATTATCGATACTTGCGAATATAAAATCAAAAATTATTATAATGTTTGTCAAAATAGTATCAACAAATTGATTGAATTGTCTGAAAAATTAGATTACAGTAGTAGAGGAATTTATTTATGGTCATCTGATATAAAATATAAAAACAAACTTGTTAATTTTAATGATAATAATATTATTAATGTTGTGAGAAAAGTAAAAGACGAAACAGAGTTTCAAACTATTGAAAAACTACCATATAAACCTACCATTGAAGCAAAACCAACCATTGAAGCAAAACCAACCATTGAAGCAAAACCAACCATTGAAGAAACAGATGTAACAAATGGTAAAGACTTGTGGCTTTCAAAATCAGAACATCCCGATGTATATTATATATATGATAATGATAATTCTCTTATTGCAAATAAAGTAGGAAATGCTCTTATCCCAAATCTTTCTATCAGTAAAAATTTAAGAGAAGCATTCAAAAATACAAATGTTGCTACTATGATAAAATGTCGCTGTAAATACAATGATAATTTCAAAAAATGGTATCCAATTATTATTTATTAATCTCATTATTTACTATTTTATATAATTCTTGAAATGTAGGTCGTTTGAATGGATTGCCATTTCTTATAGTATTCATCAATTTTTCTATAAAATGTTTTTGTCGCGAGTCGCTATAAACAATTATATGTCTATATAATACTGCATCTAAAATGTGGTAAAATGAAAATACATCTGCTTTTAAAGCTAATTCTGATGTGAATATTTCACTTAATTTTTTGTGCTTCAATTTTTCTTCTAACACATTTACAAAATCTATAACAGATTCTTCATAGTTTCTATCATGTTTTTCATAGCTGTTTAATAAAAAATCTTTATCTGTTATTTTATAAATAATATCTTTCTTATCATAATTATTTCTTTTCAAGTAATATATATAGTATTCTGGTGGATAATAATATGCATATCTCGATAAATAATCAAGATTTTTACTGGAATATAATTCATCCTTTTTTAATACAAGGCCGAAATCTATTAATGATATTTTTTTATTGTTAATCAGAACATTAGCTGGTTTCAAATCGTTGTGAACATATCCTAATTTTTGAAATTCAATCATTCCTTTTAAAAAAGTTCTTAGCATTCTTAAAAAAAGATTATATTTAACAGAATATGGTTGTACTTCATCAAATGGTAATCCACCATTTTCCATAATAATTTGATAATAATTTTTTTCACTAAAAAAATGTTTTGATAACAAGCATTTTCTCAATGCTTCATTTTTGCTTAAAAAATCATTGTTTAATTTGTTAGCACCTTTCAAAACAGTAGTATATTTTCCTTTTGGATCCATTTTTTTGACTATATTTGACAATTCTAATTCTTTACTAAATTTATGTCCCTTATTATTTCGAAAAATCTTACCAACATCTTTTTTGTTAGGATTTTTATAAGGTAATATGTTTTTAACAACATATTTTTTATCTGTAATAGGTTGAGTGATTACACATCCATATCCACCTTTATCCAATAATTTATGAGGCATTCTATAATATTAGAATATTATAACATAAATTCCAAAAATGTTATTATTTGCTTATTGTTAAATCTTTTGAAAGGATTAAAGCATTTTACATTATCAATTAAACAATTATATAAAACCTTTTGTTCTTCATTTTCAAATCTAATTAGTTTTTTTAATGTTAACAAAATAAAGTATGTAGAAAATATATCGCTTTTATATATACATTCTTGATTTTGAAAAATATTATCAATGTCTTGAATTTCACATTTTTTCATAGATTCATATATACTCTGAAACCCATTAATATATTCAGTTATGTCATACTGGTCTTCTTGATTTTTATTATTGTATAAATGATAATGATTATGATAGTATTTATGCAATCGTTGAGATGGTGTCAAAAACTCTTTTTTAAATATTACATCAAACTCCTTGTCTATCTTATGAATTCGATTGGATTTTAAATAATAATACAAATAGAATTCTGGCGGATGATATATATACATTTCTTTCAATAAATATTCACTCAATTCCAAGTCGTAAACTTCACTCGGATGACAATATAAACCAAAATCAATAATATTCAGTTTATTTTTTAAAGAATCATATAAAATATTCATGGGCTTTATATCACGGTGTATTATCATATTTTCATGTAATGTTTGAATACCTTTGTAAAAATTTATCAATAATGTAATTCCTTTTTCATATGAAATGTTCTTTGTTAAATTATTAATGGGTTTGCCACCGTAGTCAAAAGAAATCTGATAAACAAATATATCTTTATGTTTTGTTTCATCATAATTTAGTTTTTGTAACATTGTTTGATCATTTATGTAATCAGTTAATTTGAAACAACATAATGACCTCATTGGCACTGTAAATGTATCATAATTTTCAATTTTAATTATTTTTTTTAAGATGTCATATTCATACGAAACTTCTTCATAATTATTTTTATCATCACATATTTTATATATTTTACCAATATCATAAGAATTATTATGATATATTTGTTCCCAAAAAGAAGATATATTAACAGCTGGAGATATAACTAATCCATAATTTCCACGACCTACTATTTTATACTTTTTAGAAATAATATTTGATAGAAACATTTTATATATATGATGTATTATTTTTCATAAGGTATTCTATGTTTATATCACCTAATGGTAAATCTTTAGACATCTTATCACATATATTGCTATCATTTAAAGGCATGGCGGGAACTCCTTCCAACAATGTATTTTGAAATTCAATTTCATTATTTGATGAATGTTTATATATTAATTCGTTTATATATCCAGTATTAGTAATTTGTTCTGGTGTGGGTATTTCTCCAATAGATGATTTAGACATTTTAGGTGGACATCTAACTCTTATCTCATTTGGTATTTCTGGGGGAGGGCTTGAAAATACAATATAAAAAACTGTAAATAAAAATATAAAAAATAATACCATAATTACATAATCTCTCATTTTTTGTTTAACAATCTTAATATAAACGAATATTAATTTTAATCATCTTCAATAAACTTAAACTTTTTTTCATCATCTTTTGTTTCATCTTTTACTTCTTCGTCATCTATATAATTTTTGATAGTATACCCATTTGTATTATAAAATTTGATTCGAGCATATCCTTTTCTTGTGAAAATAGAAAACTCATCCCATATATCAATACATAGTGGAATGTATTTCCTTTCAGATGGCTTCTCTCTTAATATTCTTCCAATAGATTGCTGAATGTCAGATATAGGACTTGCAAATATTACAGTATTAAGAGATGGTATATTCATACCTTCAGAAGCCATCTGATATGTTGCTAAAATTATTTGTTTTTCTGCTGATTTATCTAATTCATTTTGCGAAAGACCTCCCACATAATATCCAATATCATTGCATATTTTTTTATCAATAATTTTTTTTTCAATATTAGTTAATTGTTGTCTTCTCTCTGATAAAATTAGGATTTTTCTGGATTGCTCATTTGCTAATATCCTTCCCAGAACCTTTAGAATATATTCAGTTCTGGGCTCAAAATTACATACATTATTAATCATTGAAGCACTATTGGGTTTTCCATTCCATAACAGTTTAATACTACTATAATTAACATCTGGACTATAATATTTATGCATTTCCACCAAAACATCTATTTTTTCCTTTTTGACATGTTTATATACAGATTTTCCTATGAAATTTTCAAATACCTTTCTCATACCATCTTTTCTATTCAAAGTAGCACTTAATCCCAATATCATTGATACATTCATCTTTTGAAATGCTCTGCTAAATACTTCTGCGCCTAAATGATGAACCTCGTCTATAATAACAAGACCGAAATCTTTGAAAATACTAATATCATAGTCTCTCATAGCTAATGATTGCAATGATGCAATTACAATGTCCTTATTGTCCACATCAACTTTAGATTGTTTGATTTTACCAATTCTTGCATTTGGCACAAATTGTTTAACTGTCTCCAAAAACTGTTGGTTCAAGAAATCTTTATGTGACACAAACATAGTTTTTTTCTTAAAATGACAAGCTATGTATACGCTCATAATGGTTTTCCCAAAACCACAAGGCACAGATATAATACCGCCTCTTTTCGATGGATCTTGTGCTGCCTGAATGAAATTATTTACTGGTTCTAATTGCTGTTCTCTTAATGTTCCATTAAATACCAAATCATCACAATCTACTCCAGGCAATAACTTATTGATTTCGGGTAATCCGTATTTTTGCAACCCATAATATCTTGGAATATATAGAATTTTATCGGTTTCATGATAAACCTGAAAAGATTTCTTTTCAGAATCTCCTCCAAGTTGAAAATTTACATTAGGTGTCATTGTCATTTCTTTTTTTATTTTTTCAATATCATCTTTATATTTTGCTTTGGAAATACCATATCCTTTAACAGATAATATAGTGGACATTATATAGTTAATATCAATATGTGTTCATTTTTTATATAAATTATATTATAGAATATGTTAAAGGAATCTCTTCGCATATTGGCTATACTGCTATTATTTATTATAATTATATCCGACGATTTCATATTTTATGAGAAACTCAAAAACCAAGCAACACAGTTTTTTATTGCAATTTTTGTAATATTATGCGTATTATATGATGCTACATTTGGATTTTTAATAGGACTCGTTGTGATGTTGGTATATTATGAAATATACAAAAAACTGAAGATAAGAATAAATGAAGAAAAAACAATTATTGTAGATAATGAAAATACAAAAACAATCAAAAATGTTAAACTTGCGTACATAACAGAAGAACATTTAAAATCAGCACAAAATAATATTTTTGATGAAAATAACATGAGAAAAGAAGTAAAGGGTTTAGAACACGGATTTAATAATGAAGGTATATATGGAGCACAAGGTCTCGACCAACAAAAACTTAATGTAGCTGGTTATGATGCAACTGATACTTTATCAACCTTCTAAACATATTCATATAAAAACAATAGATAAAATGCTACGAATGTAATTAATATATTTGTATATATATCATTTCCAACGAGGAATTTTGAAACTGACTCTGGTAATTTTGATGTTATTTTTTCAAATATACTTGTATTGTATACTATAATCACAACAAACATTAAAATAGTAGTCTTTTTTAGAATATCAATATTGATAAAAGATTTTCTCTTTTTGTTATAAATTAATTTATCACTTACAACATTTACTGGTTCATCTTTCATTACAACATTAACATAAGGATCTTGTATTTTTTCTATCATTTGGACAGGTATATCATATACAGGTTCTTTTGATTTATTGCTTTCAAATTCATTAAGAACATTTTGAATTACAGGGTCATTCGGTAAGGAAGCATCTTCTCCTGTTGTTTTCAATGGAAGACTATTAATTGGTGTGGACATCTGTATAGAATTATTCATTGGTATAGTACTCATTTCAGTATAAATCTATAATAAGAAAATAACAAAAAAAAATCATTAATACGCAGATATTTTTATTCTATTAAAGACGATTTTATACCAATTTTATTATCAGGGGTAGTTCCTACATCATATGGTAACAATATTTCTTGTTTTACATTACATTCTACCATGTATGGTATATATTCATAACATGTATCTTCGAGTCTAAATGTTTTTCCAACAAATTCATCAGTATATGGGGCAAAATATTGTGTACAATTTTTTTTACACACTCTGTTAAATAGTAGAGCAAAAGCAAGACCCAGTATAAAACTAAATATTTTTTGTCCCATATCAGTATACATAAGATTATCCAATACGTCTCTTGTGTATTGTTCTTTCATTATCTAAAAAATAAAAACATTATATTATTGGTTGTTCAATAGAATTGTCTGTACATTGTACTTGCTTTTTTTTTACTTTATAACAATCACCAGTTAAACTTTTATAAGTTATGTTCTTAGTGTTATATGGTGTAGGATATTTAATAATTGATCGTGGTTTAGGAACATTAAAGAAAACATATATTGAACCCAATACTATTCCTATAAAAAAATATAAAAATTGAAATTGAAATTCCATTATATTTTATCTATCTACTATTATATGTTAAAATTTATTAACTTGATTATGGTTTTTTGTTTTTATCTTGTACACAACGATTTGTCACAGGATTTAATACTTTTCCAGGAGGACACTCTTTTTTCTTAGGTTCATTGGTCGGTTGTTCAGGTTTATCTTCTGGTTTGTCAGTGGTTTCTTTACTTTTATCTTGTACACAACGATTTGTCACAGGATTTAATACTTTTCCAGGAGGACACTCTTTTTTCTTAGGTTCATTGGTCGGTTGTTGAGGTTTATCTTCCGGTTTCTCAACAACTTTATCTTCTGGATTGTCAGTGGTTTTTTTACTTTTATCTTGTACACAGCGATTTGTCACAGGATTTAATACTTTTCCAGGAGGACACTCTTTTTTCTTAGGTTCATTGGTCGGTTGTTGAGGTTTATCTTCCGGTTTCTCAACAACTTTATCTTCTGGTTTATCAGTGGTTTTTTTACTTTTATCTTGTACACAGCGATTTGTCACAGGATTTAATACTTTTCCAGGAGGACACTCTTTTTTAACATTTTTTGGTTGATTCACAATTTTTTGGTTCTCTTCTAAAGGTTTTTTATCACCTGTACCTAATTTGGTTTTAGGAACATCATATGTATATAATTCTGGTATTGATTTATATTCAAAATTCATATTTAAAAGTTTATATAAAACATCTTTAGATTTGGATTTTTCATATTCTTTCCATAATTGATATTTTTCATTTAAAAACAGATCGTAATCATAATTCTGTGTTTCTCTTTTTATTTCATAGTTTTCAAAATAATCATTTTTTAATTCATTTAAAGTCTCGGCTTTGTTTTTATTCTGCTCTTTAAATTTGTTAATAGCTAATAGTATTTTATCTTTAGAAAATCTACTAGGATCATTTATATTGTTGAATATATGATTGAATATATTTATAGATTTGATTTCCATTTTAAAATAATATAATATTTTATTACACCCCAAGATTTGTTTGTTCAAATAAACCTTTGTAATATTTATTTAAAGTATTATCATCTGATAATTGATCTTCATAAGTACTTCTTGGTACAAATTTTATATTTGTTTTGGATTGGTTATATGATAATCCGCTATAATAACCTTGAATTACTAAAATAGTACCAATAAATAATAAAAAAATTGCTAAACTTTTCATCTTATAATAAAAAATAGAAAAATAATTACACTATTTTAATTCACTATTTCATTTTGGACGTCTTTTCTTTCGGTCCAAGGATCTACTTTATTAAGTTCATCTGCAAGTTCTGTTACTTCAACATCTTTTTTAGATGAAATACCCTCTTGTTTGCGCTTTTCAAAAACCTCATCTTTACTATCCATGTTTTCTTTGTATTTTTTCATAAGAGTATTAAGTTGTGTTTCTCCGTATTCTTGATTGGCAAGATCATTGGGGTTAGGAGACCAAGGACACCAACAACCTACTTGTCCGATAAAAATATCAAACTTGTTGTCAAGTTTCTTTAAGAATTCAGAACGATTTTTTGCTTCTTCAATTGTATCAAATGTTCCTCTAACTTTAATACCTCTGATAGTTGTCTGAAAATTGTTTTCTCGGTGATAATCAGCTTCAATATCTGAAGAGTTAACAGATTTGAAAAACTTGTATTGTTCGTTCATTTCAACTGTATCACTGATATATTTATGATTGTTTTTAATCGTTTCAATCATTTCTTTAGAATCTGGATATTTGGCTTGTAAACCATCAAATAGAGTATTCATATCTTTTCCAAAAGATTCAATAAATCTTGAAAAATAAAATGACTCTTTATTCAAAATAACATCTTCGGGGCTGATAAAAGAGAGAAGGACATAATTTTGTCCTCTAATAGGTTTATCTTCTTCAAGATAATCGTAAACTTTGGTTGATACAAGATTTTCTTCAGATGACATTTTATTATTAATAATAATAACAAATAATCTTATATCCTTTTTGGTTAAAAAAAAATATTTAATAATAATATAAAGTATAGTATAGATATAATGGAATATTCTCTTGATGTATGGGAAGCTGTTGTTAGATTAATGAAATACCTTTTTGAAGGTCTTGCTGTCGGTATTGTTGCTTACTTAGTAACTAAACCCAGATGCACCTTCCAAGAAATATTTGTAATCCTCCTTACTGCCGCGGCTGTATTTGCCGTTCTTGATCTTTTCGCCCCCGCTGTATCTGCCGGTGCACGCCAAGGTGCCGGTCTCGGAGCTGGCTTTAAATTAATGGGATTCCCATGAAGTTAAAATGATATAATTTGGAAATATTTTTTTTTATAATAAAGGCGATGGATGAAATTCATAGTTTAATTCTTCGCATATTTTCTTCCATATTTGATCCTGAACATATAGTTTTTCACGACTTTTCAATAAAGGAAAAAACTTAAGATATTCATTAAGTCCTAATATTTGAAAAAATTTATATAGTACATAGCTATATGATAAAAAGTTTTTCCTTTCTTTTGGACAATGCTTTAAAAATGGCCCTTGAATGTCTCTAAACATCAAAAATAGTTTTTCCTCCAATTCTGGTGAAAATTGCGGAGTAGGAATTCCGTTAATTCTATTTATTATATAATTTATATGTTCGTAATATTTATTAATACGAAGACGTTTTAATATTTCTCGCATTTTACTATATGTGATATTTTTGGTATTGCTTATTTTTTCTTTCTTTATTTCATTTAAAATTTTTTCAAATATTTCATTTGGAATATCGGTACTTTCTTTTCCCTGTACTTGATTACACCATTCTCTAAAATGATTGATTCTTTTGTAACTAAAATGCGATACGTCTTTGTTATTTTGTTTTAATATTGGTCTATTTTGTTCAACTAACAGCAGTTCTTGAAATCCACAATTTTCGCATATAATTATTGCGTCATGTTGAAGACATGTCATTGGTTCTTTGCAACATCTACATAACTCGATATCATCGGATTCTATTTTTTTTATATGATTTTTATCTGTTATAAATAAATATTCGTCAATTAAATCACTTTTTTGCGTAGGAACATTATTATTTATAACAGTATTTGATACATTATTCGATAAATTATTCAGAGCATCTAAAATTGTTTTATTAGTTGGTTGAAAAACTTGTTTTGATTTTTTAGTATTTTTTGATTGTTTTTCAAGTAAATCATAATAATTAAACAATATGTCGCTTGTATTTTTATAGTATTCCAATTCGTTATATTCGTTAACATCTCTTTGAATAGTATTATTCAATTTTATAATATCTTCTTTTAATTGAATATTAGAAGTCCATAATAAGTTATATTCTTCACTATCAATATTTTGTGATTCTTCTTGAATACGTATTTTAATTATTTCTATGATTTCATTTAATTTATTTAATTTTTCTTGATTATCCCTTGTTTCAATATTCTTATCTTGTATTTTTTGTATCATTTTATTGTGCATAACATCAAGTGTTGATAATTCTTTTTTATTTTCTGATACCGGTAATCTTTTTTTAGAGGTTTTTTCCTTAAACATTTTATTATAATATATAAGAATTATAATGGTTCATTCTTAAGTCATATATTTTTTTCTTTCTTTATAGTATAAAGAATATAACATAAAATGGGTGGTGGTCTTCTTCAATTAGTCGCTTATGGCGCACAAGATGTTTATTTAACTGGTAATCCTCAAATTACCTTTTTCAA